TTGTATTTGTGGTTAGACCGGACGCTTTTCCAGCCCCTTGGAGCGTCCGGTCTAACCACAAATACAAGGGGTTAAAGAGGGCAAAATGACTAAAGATAAATTTGAAAACGAGCTAAAGAAATTGATTTCCCAAGCTTATCAGAATGCGCGCGACAACATCGCTCACGGGTCAGCAATGACTTTTGACGAGTACAAGCGCCAAGTTGGCATGATTCAAGGCCTAGCGTTCGCGCTAGAGCTTATTGATGAGGCTAACGACAATTTAAATAAGCAAGGATAATCACAATGCCTCCAATGAAAATGGAACACGCGATCGACCCAAAGGTTGAAATTCTAAACACCGTTGGCGATCTCAAGGATGTTGAAATTTTTAACCTCCAAGTATTGGTGGGTATTTATATCCGCCCCAACAAAACCAAGTCCGGCATCATTCTTACCGACAAATACGTCGACGAGGACAAGTATCAGGGCAAGGTTGGCCTAGTTTTAAAAATGGGCCCGTCCGCATTTAAGGACGAAACAGGCAAATGGTTCAAGAATGTCGACGTAAAGGTGGGAGATTGGGTTGTATTCCGGCCATCTGATGGCTGGTCTGTCTCAATTAACGACCAACCATGCCGCATCCTTGACGATATGAACATTCGGGGCCGCATTCAGAGCCCAGATATGGTTTGGTAAAGGATAAAAAATGTCAGAAGATCAAATTCAATTAGAATTAGAACCTCAAGAAGACGAGATTGAGATTGTTGAGGCGCCAGAAGAGCCAAAAGTTGAGGAAAAACCCCAACTTACGGTAGAAGCTGGCATTGATGCGCTAAAAGCGCAGCTTGAAGACGAGCGCCGAGCCCGTGAAACCGCCGAAAGGCGCGCCAAAGAGGCTATGGAGCAGGCTTCCGCAGCCAAAAATGACGCCGCGGACAGCAATATGAAGATGATTGACAATGCGATTGACACATTGAAGCGAAATCAAGAGATTTTAAAGCAAAATCTCCGCGATGCCGTGGCGATGGGCGATGCAGATGCTCAAGCCGACATTATGATGTCCCTCAACAAGACAGATAATGACCTCCGTGAAGTCCAACGTGGCAAACAGCAGTACGAAGCAACCGCAAAACGCACGGCTGCCGATCCTGTCGAGGCTTTGGCGTCCCAATTGACGCCACGGTCGGCCGAATGGATTAGGGCGCACCCTGAGGCAGTGCATGATCCGGTAATGAACCGGAAATTGCGCCGCGCACACGAAGACGCGATCGACGATGGCCTCGTGGCCGATAGCGACGAGTACTTTTCGTATGTTGAAAACCGTCTGAATGTCAGGAAACCAGTACAGCAACAGGAGGCGGCTTTGTCAGAAGCGTCAACATCGACAGCCGGCCGTAGGGCTGCTGCACCACCTGCCGCCCCAGTATCACGTTCTGGTACTGGCACGGGCGGACGTCCAAACGTCGTAACTCTTACTCGCGCCGAGCAGGAAGCTGCCCGAGACATGGGTATGACACCAAAAGAGTACGCCGAAAACAAAATGGCCTTGGTTAAGGCCGGTAAACTTGCAGGTTAATGGAGATTATTATGAAGACCAATAGACCAGATGTACGCGAATCACTTCGCCCAGAAGAGCCAACTAACGATGAACGCCTCGCTAGGCGTCTTGCGGAACTCCGCAACCACAACAACGCCAACCTTGACGAAGGTGTTGACAAATTTGCCACCCCAACGCCGCCACCCGGCTGGTCGTATGAGTGGAAAATGAAGTCGGTTAATGGTTGGGAAGACCCTTCCCACTATAACCGCATCTCAATGGGCGGTTGGGAAACGGTCGAGGCCAAGCGTCATCCAGAAATGATGCCAAAGGGCTATTCCGGCGCAATTGAGCGCGAAGGTATGCTTCTTTGCGAGCGTCCCTTGGAGATTACGCAGGACCGTAAGGCCCGCGATCTGCAGAATGCCCGCAATCAGGTTAAGACCAAAGAAGGCCAGCTTGATCCAAAGGGCCGCGGCGGCTTAATGAACCGCGAGGACGCAAATGCCCGCATGAAGGTCAATAAAGACCACAATCTGTACGTTCCAGAGCAGTGAGACGAGGGGGGTTTTTACCCCCCTTTTCTTTTTTCAAGAAGTATGTAATATTATATGCCTCGTTCTCCCCCCGGCGTGGGAGATTTGAACAATGTCCGTTTCTTAGTCGCCCCGGTGTGCGATGATGGAACTCTCTGAAAGGAGAACCCGTCATGGCCAATACGTTTGCGCCCAGCGGCTTTCTACAAATTCAGGGTGGTGCAGGCGGCGCTCCTACGTTCGCTCAATCTTCCCGTCGAATTGCTTCGACAAACACGACCCCAATCTTCACGGGTGACCCAGTACAACCAGTAACCTCGACGGCAAACGGCTACATCACGCAGGCAACTGCAGGTGGCTCGGTTCAGCTCGCAGGTATCTTTGTTGGCTGCCAATACCTCTCGACCTCGCAGAAACGCACCGTCTGGTCTTCTTATTGGCCCGGCTCGGACGCAACTGGCGACGTCATTGCTTACGTCATTGATGATCCAAACGCACGTTTCGTTGTTCAGTCCTCCGGTTCAGGCTTCCCTGTCACGGGTACGGCTACTTCGCAAACGTCTGGCGTTCAGGGTCAGCTTGTCACGTTCGCTTACTCCACGACTGGCGCGACGTCGGGCAACTCGACGGGTGGTAACAACGCAACGGGCCGTTCGACGGCTTATGTCAATGCTACCGCAACGACCAACACGTCACCTTTCATCGTCGTTGATTACGCTGTTGGCCTCGGCAACGGCGGCGACCAGACCACGCAGTACTGCAACTTGATCGTTGGCTTCAATAACGAAGTCTGGCGTTCGAACTCTGCCGTAACTGGCATCAGCTAAGGAGTAGAGTGTCATGGCTGTTAATCTTAGTCAGATCAAAGACCTTCTCCTCCCCGGCCTCCGCGGCGTAGAAGGCAAGTACGAGATGATCCCATCTCAGTACGATAAAATCTTCACCAAGCACGATTCGAAAATGGCTCTCGAACGTACCGCAGAAATGCGCTACCTCGGATTGGCCCAGCTGAAGACCGAAGGTGGTCAGACGTCGTTCGATTCGGGTGCAGGTGAGCGTTTCGTATACAACCAAGAGCACACTGAAATTGCTCTCGGTTACGCGATCACCCGTAAGGCGATCGACGACAACCTCTACAAGACCCAGTTTACGCCTTCAAACCTCGGCTTGGTGGAATCGTTCCAGCAAACCAAGGAAATCTACGGCGCAAACATCCTTAACACGGCACAGACCTATAACTCCGCAGTTGGCGGTGACGGCGTAGCACTCTGCTCGACGGCGCATCCTATCGACGGTGGTTCGGTTGCCAACACGCCTACAACTCAGGTTGACCTCAACGAAGCCACCTTGCTGAACGCAATGATCGCGATCCGCACGAACTTCCGCGACCAAGCCAACTTGAAGGTGTTTGCTCGTGGTCGTAAGTTGATTATCCCACCAGCACTTGAGCCAGTTGCTATTCGTCTCTTGAAGACGGAACTGCGCCCCGGTACTGCAGATAACGACGTCAACGCGATCATGACAACGGCAGGCGGCTTGCCAGAAGGCTACATGGTCAACGACTTCTTGACTTCATCTTATGCTTGGTTCTTGCTCACGAACATCGACGGCCTTGCCTACATGGAACGTGTGAAGTTCGAAACGGACATGCAAGTCGACTTCGTCACTGACAACCTTCTTGTTAAGGGTTATGAGCGTTATTCGTTCGGTTACTACAACTGGCGTTCGATCTACGGTTCATTCCCAACCTCGTAAGGAGAAGGCACTATGGCTGATACCGCATTCTCCGGTCCGATTATTGTATTTGGGCAAAACCCAACACAACCTTCGGACTACAACCCTGATCTAGGCTCCTCGCTATTTTATGCGGGGGGCGGCATCCTTGATCCGCGCACTCCTTTTACTTACCTTCCCGGTGAGTCACAGGCAGCGCAGGATTTTGGATGGTATGGCTTCAGTGACATTGTTTCGTTCACTGGCGTTCCATACACCAACGCAGCGGCAGCCATCGTGGCTTCTGCAAACGCAACGAGTGCAACTCTTACGCTCGTTTCAACTAACTCCGCGACCACTGGCGTTTATTATTCTTCGGTATTTACCCGTTCGGATACAGGCGCAACGGATACGGTTCTTGCTCTTGATGCTTATGCTTCAATCACCGCTTCGGCAACGAACGGCGTTCTGACGGTTACGGCAAACAGCGGCATGCCAATCGGACCCGGCATGGTTCTTCTTTCATCGTCTACGGCGGTAACGGGTGGAACTCTTGGTGCATCTTCTGGCGTCTATATCAATTCTCAGATTACGACAACGGGGACTTCATCAACGGTTGGTAACGGACAAACTGGTACTTATCAGCTTAGTCAGAACGTAACTTTCACGTCTGGTACGGTCACTTTGGCTTATCCAAACGTGCAAACTTGCGCTATTCCGACGAACATCCAAACCCCTTCGATTTGGCTTTGGAACCCAATGGCCATGGTTGGCCGTGCTGTAAGCGTTACTGCTGCAGCAAGTGCTACTGCTACAACCGCAACTGTTAATGGCTACGATGTCTACGGATATCCAA